ACGCCACGCTCGACGCCAAGCGCGCCGCCACGCGCGCCGCCACGTACGCCGCCACGCGCGACGCCACGCCCGACGCCACGCTCGACGCCACGTACGACGCCACGCTCGACGCCACGCGCGCCGCCACGCGCGCCGCCACGGATCCGGTGGCGATGTTTCTGGTCCGTTGCTGCGGATGGTGGTACCGGCTATGGAACGGCGGAAACTTCTGGTCCGGTTGGAGCGCATACCTGTCATTTTTCCGGCACGTGGCGAAGCTGGGCCTACCCGAGTACGAGCACTTCCGGCACTTCGAGGCCGCCTCTATCCATGGAGGGCCTCGCTTCATGCACGCCAAGTTCTGCATCGTCAGTGACCGTCCGCTCGCGATCCGCAAAGACGAGGGCAACCGTGCGCACTGCGACGATGGTCCGTGCATCGCCTGGCGCGATGGCTGGGCGCTCTATGCTTCGCACGGCGTCCGGGTACCGGCGCATGTGATTGAAGCTCCCGGGACAATCACTGTCTCGGAAATTGAGGGCGAGCAGAACGCTGAAGTGCGTCGCGTGATGATCGAAAAGTACGGCTCCGCCCGGTACCTGCTCGACTCTGGCGCCACATTGGTCCACCGGACCAAGCACGGCCTGCTCTACCGGAAGGAGGTCGCGAACGATGAGCCGATCGTGATGGTACGCCTTCTCAATTCTACCCCGGAGCCAGACGGCAACCTCTCGAGCGAGGAGGCGCGAAAGGAGTTCGGCGCTCTCATCTTCGGCCGCGCCCTGTCTCGCGCTGGCGTGACGATGGACGCCCGCTGGAAGTCGTACATGCTCCGGGTGCCACCGACGATGACCAATGCGACGGAAGCAGTGGCGTGGCTGGCGGGTAAGACGGCCGCAACGTACGCTCCGTCGGTCGAGACGTAGACGCTTGCAGATCGAGCCGTCTCACGTCGGCAGCGCGAAGCTGGCAGAGGCAATTGACCCTCGCTGCGCTCGGCAATGCCGCGCGTGCAGACGAAACCGGAGGGGAGCTTAGAGCCCTCCAAGAGGGAGCGAATGCAAACGCCTCACCGTCAAGCCGCCCGCTCGCGCGGGCAACGGCTCTCGGTCGACCGCTCGGGGCTTGGGTCGACTGGCGAACGTGGGCGCGCACCTTCTGACATACCCGCGGCGTCGCGCGAGCACGCCGGCCACGCGGGGCAAAAGCAGCAACGCCTGGGAGTCCTCCCAGAAGAACGCCCCGCGTGTATCCGCGGATCCTTCGTGGTTGTGGTGGTGAAAGACCACACGTTCCGCGTCCGCGTCCATCGGATTGCGCTCGTCGTTGACTCCGGCGACGAAACGGCGCGCGTTCGACTTTGGATGGGGCGCTCGTTCGGCCACCGCGAGGTACGGTGGTCGCACACCGCGCGCGCGATTCCGTCTGGCGATGTTGTTCGTCTGGCGACGCCGCGCGAAGTGGATCTCGGACGAATTGCTTGACAGGACGATGCGAGCGCGACCATGGGATTGGTGACCCGTGGGAGACGCTCTAACCGCCGAGTACGACTATCTCGCGTCGCTGCAGAAGCAGCAGGAAACCGCGTGGGAGCGCGTGTTGGCCGAGGAAGGTCTGGCGCCGCTGGACGGCGGGGAATGGTCGCCCGCTGACAGGCTGCCACGCAATTACAAACGGGTGATGCCGCAGAGGGTCCGCATGGGAGGAGCGTCAGAATCCGCCGATCAGTTCATTGCGTGGGCGGAGACGGTGTTGCGCGAGTGCAAGTTCGAGCGCCGCGCGCAGGGCGTGCCGTCGCCGGCGACGCGGCGGCGCGTGTGGGAGCTGCACGCGACTGGGATGTCGGCGGGGGACGTGGCGGGGGCGGTCGGCATCTCGAGGCGAAAGGTGAAGGCGGCGATCGCGCTCACGAAGGAGGAGGCTGGCATCCCGTGCCCGGTGGTGAATCCGTGGCGCAAGGACTTGAGCGGCAGGTTGCAGGCCGAGGACAAAATCAAGGAGGCAGACGTGGCAAAACAAGAGGTGGTAGAGTACTCGCTCATCGAGCTCCGGCGGGACTTTCGGATTCCAGGACACACCGCGGTCAAGAACCGCCTCGTGCCGCTGACCTGGCACGACGGCAAGGTCCACCCGCTGCGCGGCGTCCCGCACGCGGGGGGCATCGACATCGAGTTCCCGACGTTCCACAAGAGCCGGAAGACTACGACGGTCATCACGGTCGTGTGGTCGGACATCGCGCGGGCCGAGCGCGAGCCCGAGGACTGGATCGGGGAGGCTGCTTGAGCCACCCCGCCGGCCTGTGCGTGCGCCACCTCGACAATGGAGGCCTCCGTGTGCAGGCGTTCGTCAAGGTCAACGGCGTCGAGTACTGCGAGCCGTGCTCGAAGGCGCCTGACGTGGTGGCCGCGCCGCCGGCAGATGACGAGACGAGCGCCGACAAGACGCTCGCCGGCCGACGCTTCCACCGCCACGCCCGAAACTGCGCGTTCTGTCGGCCGGTGCTGGAGGCCGAGCCTGGAAGCGACGGCGCGCACCCTGGAGCCCTGTGTGACGAGGGTAAGGCGCTCATCGTCAGGGCCGTCAACGCCAGAATCGCCGCCAAGGCAGGAGCGCGGCAGTGAGCAAGCGGATCACGGTGTCGGCGCCGCGGAAGATGCGACCGGAGTACAGCGCCCGGCCGCGGTCACTCGGGGCAGGGGGCCTGTCGCCCGCCGAACGCAGCGAGCTCGATGTCATCGAGGAGGAGCTCGCTGCTGCTGGTGTCTCGAGGGTGCGTCCGACGGTGCTTTCAGACTGCCCGGAGGGGACCTGCCCGTGGGTGTCGTGTCGACATCATCTTGCGATCGACGTCTTGCGGAACGCATCCTGGCTTCGCGAGGGCCACAAGCGCAGAACGCCGGAACTAGTCAAGCTCGTCTGGCCGGACCGCGAGGTCGACCAGATCCCAGAAACCTGTTCGCTGCGTGTGGCTGCCCGCGCCGCTCTCCTCAAGCCGACCGGCGCGCTCAGGACAAAGGGTATTCGGGCACTACCCGTTCTCAGCTGCGAGGAGGTCGCCAAGGTAATGAACTGCACCGAAGAGCTGGTCAGGCAGATCGAGATAGCGGCGCTGGCGAAGTTGGAGGCGCTGGCGAAGTTGGAGGCCATCACGTGAGCGACGCCGGTCAGAACACGCCCGCTACCAAACGCAAGACGCCGGTGGGCCAGAAGGGCTACACGGGCAACCCTGGCGGCCGGCCGAAGGCGCTGAAGGACATCGAGCGGATGCTGAACGACAAGCACCGCACGGTCGACAACATGCGCGGAGTGTTCGACCAGCTCCTTGCGCTGGCGGTGCGCGGCGACAAGGGTGACGCGGCGTACATGAAGCTGTACCTCGAGCGCGTGCTTGGGCCGGTGAAGGATCTGGACGACCTGGACGAGCTGCTCAAGGACGCGCCGCCGGAGGCGATCGAATTCCTGCGGGGGCTGGTGCACTGATGGCAAAGCTGGATTTCAGCGTCACGCTGGCGGCGCGCGAGCATCCAGCGCGCTACGTCGTTGGCCAGACGATGGTCGGGTGCCTCCAGCACGACGCGATCGTGTGGTCGATGGAGCGTGAGGGCTGGATCTGTCCGATCTGCGGGTTCGCGCCGACAGAAGAAGCTGAGAAGCACCCGCTGGTGGTCACGTACGTCGATTGCCGCAACGGAATTATCAAACTCGGCTGATGCGTGGGTTCGTTCGCAACGCGCTTCCGTAGAGCTGCTGAGCGGGTCTACCAGCGCCGCGCGCGCGCCGGGCGAGCCGGTGGAGAGCGCTTCACTCCGGAGGTAGTGCTCCACGCAGGCCAGCGCCGCTGCTGCGCCTCGCTGGTGTCGACGCTGGTGCTCTGCGCCGGGCGCCGGTGGGGCAAGAGCGTGTGCGCCTGCTTCAAGGCGTACCAGGTAGCGCGCGCGCAGCCTGGTGTGACCTGCTGCCTCATCGGGGCGACGCAGGGGAGCATCAGCCGCATCTTCTGGCGGACGCTGGCCGAGATGAACCGGGAGTACGGCCTTGGCGCGACGCCGCTCAAGGGCGTCGAGGGTTGGTCAATGACGCTTCCGAACGGCTCGCAGATCGTGCTGCTGCCCGTGGACAGCGTGGAGGCGGCCGACAAGGTGCGCGGCCTGTCGCGGGTGGCGTTCGTGTGCGTCGACGAGTGCCAGCGATACAAGAAAGACGTCCTCGACTACCTGTTGCTGGACGTCATCAAGGCGATGTTCATCGACCTGCGCGCCAAAGGCGAGTCGGCGCAGCTCTGGCTGATGGGGACGCCGAACCCGCTCGGCAAGGTCGGAACGTTCTGGGAGTACGGCCAGCGGCGCGGCGCCGAGGTGCACACTGGCACGACGTTCGACAATGAGAAGCTGGGCACGCGCGAGCAGATCGAAGCGGTCGTTGCGGAGATGCTGGCCGAGGAAGGCCAGACGAAAGAGTCGACGTGGTACCGGCGCGAGATCCTGGCCGAGTGGTGCGTAGACCTCGCCCGGCGGGTCTATTCCTTCGACGACGACCGCAACACCATCGACGTCATCCCGCCGTGCGACCACTTCGCGCTCATCGGCGACATCGGCGTGCGGGACGCAGACGCCGTGGCAAAGGTCGGATGGCGAGACGGCGACCCAACCCTCTATCTGGTCGACGAGTACATCGCTCGCGGCCAGGACACGCTCGACCTGGCCGAGATGACCCGCAAGGCGATCGCCGACTGTCAACCGCTGGTCACGGCCTTCGACGGCGGCGGGCTCGGACTCAAGGTGATCGCCACCTTGCGCAAGCTGTTCCCGAAGGTGGCCATCAGGGCGGTGACGAAGCCTCCCGTCAACCTCCAGGTGAAGGCGCTCAACAACCGGCTACGGAGCGGATTCAAGTGCCTGCGCACGTCGAGGTTCTACGCCGAGATCCGAAACAGCGAATGGGAGGACGGCATCGTGAACGGGAAAATCATCGAGACGGGCCACTCGGATATCGTGCCGGCACTCCGCTACGCCGCGCTGGAGCTCGCGCGCCTACTCCCGGAGAAGCAGCGCGAGAAAACCCCCGCCGAATTGGAGCAGGAGAAGCGGGACGCCGACGTCGAGCGGGCGGAGCGCAACCGGCGGTTGCAAAACCGCGCCAGCGAGTACGAACCAGAGCAGTGGGACGACACGAATTCGGACGAGTCAGATTGACGTAAGTAACTAATTTCACACAATTGACGCAATACGCACCGGCACCACTGGTGCCGCTTCGGGCGCCGCGTCAATCGGATCCGGGTCCCCAAACGCGACGTGTGAGATGGACGCGTCCAACCTGCGCGAACTGCTCGCCGTCATGCGTGAGGCAGGAGTGCGGCGTGGGCAGTTCAAGAGCGACGCCCTGGAAATCCAGGTGGAGTTCGACGGCCGGGCGCCAGGGAAGGCGGCGGCGCGCGGGCCGGACCAGGCCGAGGAAGGCTCCATCAAGTTTCGCGACCCGACCACGGGCGACGAGGTGGATCTGGACGAAGGGGCGCCCGAGACGGCGCGCGACATCGACGCGGAGATCGCCCAGAAGAACTTGAGGCGCGCGGAGAAGCCGGGTGCCTGAGGAGCGGCGCTCATTCGCGTTCTGGGCCGATGGTCTGACACCGCAGGAGCGCGCGCGCCGGATGGTGGATGCGCAGGGAATCATTGCGGACCTGCCATCGGAGACGTACCGGCGGGACATGGACATTCGCAATATCCGCCTCTACGAGAACAACCCGATCATCACGCTGTTTTCGTTCGCCGGCCGGTACTACGCCGAGACGACCACCATGGCGGTGCCGCCGCCAGAACAGTCGGTGAACAATAAGGCGAAGGCCATGATCGACACGATGGCCAGCCAGGTCTACTCGACCGACCAGCGCGCCCGGTGCCGAACGGTGGACGGGAACTGGCGCCAGCGCCGCCGCGCGCGCTACCTCCAGAACTTCGCCGACGGGCTCTCCTTCGAGCTGAAGCTGCACAAGCTGCGCAAGCGTGCCGGGATGGACAGTGCCATCCTCGAAAGCGGCGTCGGGATCTTGCAGTTCTTCATCGAGGACGGGCGCGTGGGCGCCGAGCGGTGCCTGGCGACCGAGTTCTCCGTCGACTTGCAGGACGGACTGGTCGACGGCATGCCGCAGACCATCTACCGGCTCAGACCGGTGGCGCGCGATCGGATGCGCCGGATGGTCGACGACGAAAAGGGGGAGGACAAGAAGCGCAAGCTCGAGGCGATCGACGCCGCCGAGTCGGTCACGGTGGCGGGCGCCCCCGGCGACTACATCCTGGCGTGGGAGGCGGTGCACCTGCCGAGCAGCAAAAAGGCCAAGGACGGCTGGCACGTCATCGCCCTACAGAAGGACGGCGGAGACATACTCGTAGAGCAGTGGACGAAGCCGTTTTACCCGTGGGTGTTCTTCTGCCTCGAGGAAAAGTTCTGCGGCACGTGGGGCAACAGCCTCATGACGCAGGCCCGGCCGCTGCAGATCAGGATCAACATGAACGAGTACCGCGTGCAGCGGGCGCTCAAGCTGTTTCACGCAGGGCACCTCTACGTCGACCGCGCGGCGGCGATGAAGAAGTCGAACATGACGAACGAAATTGGGACCGTCTGGGAAGGTGACGGACCAACGCCGCCGCAGCAGGTGCTTTTCAACGCCGTGACGGCGGAGATGTACCAGAACATCAAGAACGACGGCGATCTCATCTTCGCCAACGCAGGTATCAACGTCGGCGCCAGCGTCGGCGCGTCCCAGCTGGGCGCAAACGCTCCCGCCGCCGCCATGCGGGAGGAAACCTCCAAAAGCGACCAGCGCAACAGCCCGCGCCAGCAGCGCTGGGAGGACAACCACCTGGATTGCATGCGCGTGGCGCTGTCCCTGGTGCGCGACATCGTCACCAAGGGGGGTGAGAAAGACCGGGCAGGGTCGTACAAGGTGGCGGCACCAGGAAAGCGCGGGCTCACCGTCACCGACTGGCAGAAGATCCAGCTCGACGAGGAAGATTATGTGCTCGAAATCAAGCCAGCGTCTCCGGTGCCGACTGATCCCGATGCGCTGGTGGCGTTCGGCGAGCGGATGGTGGAGCTCAAGGCGTGGACGCCTGACCAGCTCGCCGGCTACATGCAGGATTTGGACGCCGACGCTCGCGTGAACCGCCGCGCCTCGCAGGAGCGCATCCTCGAAGAGAAGTTCGACAACATGTTGTACGAGGACCGCTTCGCCGCGGTGCCGGACGAGTTCACCAACGTGAAGCTGGCGCTGGAGATGGGATCCGAGTACCTGGCGCAGGGCGAGGAAGACAAGGTGCCCGACAAGCACCTCGAGCGCGTGCGCCGCTTCCTGAAGAAGTGCCAGGCCATGACGCCGCCTCCCGCCCCGCCAGGACCAACTGGCGCCGCTGTGCCGCCGCCTGCGCAGATGGCCGCGTAGAGCGCGGGTCCCCATTCGCGGT